ACAGAAAAGAATGCTAAAAGCAGACGAAAGTATGAACTGATGGCAATGGCACCTCATTTGTTAAACGGTATAGTATACTGCTTGGGGAATGGGTTGTTTTTTTGCGCGCCAAGAAGATATTGACAAGCCGCGCGTTTTTTGGTATTCTATCAAAAGACCGCTTGGTCCATGCTGGTGTGGCGCAATGGCAGCGCAACTGATTTGTAATCAGTGGGTTGCAGGTTCAACTCCTGTCACCAGCTCCATCAAAAAGAGCCTGGATTCGTTAAAATCTAGGCTCTTTTCTTTTGTTATAACACACTATTTAACACACATTGCGCTTTCTGGTACGTCCTCTGGGATAGTCAGAGCGGCTAGAGCGGTTCTCCTATAGCCCGAAATAGATGTTGGACTTAACCCCACTTTGTCGGCAGTCTGTGCACAGTTCAGGCCGTCGATATACTGACAACACAGCACCCGAATCTGATTCAGGGTCAACTGCCGTTGGTCGTACAGAGCGTTGATGATCTCGGTGGCGATGTTCTGCCCGCGCTGCTGTTCGTCCTGCAGTTTCCTTTCCAGCGCGGTGATACGCTGCACGCTGTCGGCTGTACGGTCGGAGTGTGTGCCGGTGGGCGCTGATCTGCCGGGGTTCAGGCTTACGCAGATGGACGTAGAGCGGTCGCGGGCTTCTTCCAGCTGTTCAGCAATACGGCGCTGTTCGGCAAGGCTTTCCCGGTAGCGGTTCAACCATGTACGTTTGCGCTCAATATCGGGGTTCTGCTGCTTTTCCATCGTCTATTCCTCCCGTGTGTTATCGTGTGAAGAAATTATTTAACCGCGCTGGGCACGGCTGCAAGCAGCTGCCGCGCGGCCCTCAGATTCAGTGCTTCCGGGTTCTTCCAGATCGGCATAGCCAGCATACCACCGGCGGCGTTGTACTGGCTCACCGTCATGCGCTGGGAACCGTTTTCGGTCTCGATCAGCAACACCACGGGCGCGGTCTGGGCACTCAATGCCTGAACCCTGGCTTCCAGCCGGTCAATGCGGTTACTCATCGTCTGCCACTCCTTCCAGTTCATCCAATTTTCTTTCAAGCTCGGTCAAACGCCGCTCCTGTTCGTCGGCCCGGATGGAGCTTAACACGGCATTGCCTGCGTAGATCAGGGCGTTTGCCTGCTGCGGGGTGATCTCGCCATTCAATACCATGTTGGAAACGCGGGTCATGGCTCTGCGCACCTCGCCCGGATTGGTCATTTTAAGGTGCTTTTTTGCGGTCATGGGTTCGGTTCGCCTCCTGTCAAAAAAGGGCGCACAGGTTGCCCCATGCGCCCGGATGATGTCTTATCAGGTGGTAGCCTGATAATAGATGCCCTTTTTCTTGTTGTCGGTGACGAACGCGCCGTAGTTGTAGCGGCCCTCCACCAGCCAGCCGGACACGCCCGGCGGGTTCTCATGCAGAACGGCACTGGACAGCTTCACAGGGGCCGTGCAGGCCAGCGGGTGGCACAGCATAAAGCCAAATTTTGCGGGCAGACGGTTTGCGGGAACCTTCTGCACTGCGGCACCGTCCAGATTGGAGACAACGCCCTGCAGGCGCAGATTCTGGCCGATATCGGATTCCAGAACGATCTCCTTGCACTTCTTCATGATGCGGTAGGTGTCAGGGGATACCACAAGAACGCGGTTGGTCTCCGGCACCTCTGCATCATCCAGTGCGGCGCTGGCCTTGCAGATTTCGTCATAGATGTTGGTAGCGGTCAGGGCCACAGCGTCGGGCTTGGTGCCTGCATCCGTGCACATAATGCCGTAGGTGTATGCATCGATCTCCGGAATGACCACCTCACGCTGCTGGCGGGCCAGACACTTGGCGGCTTCCAGCACGGCACCGGTCTCGTCCATGTCCAGCCGGTCGATCACAAAAGAAAAGCTGCGGTCTTCGGGCAGGGCGTAAGTTTCGGTCACAGCGGTCAGGGTCTCCGGCTTGCCGTAGCGGCTGCCAGCGGTGACGCCTGCGCGGTCGTAGTCGTTCATTGCGGCGGTGCCCACTTTATAGATGCGGACACTGTTCGCGCCGTCAAAGCTGTAGTCCTGATTCGTCACAAGGCTGCGCTTCGATTCGTTTTTGAAAAGCTCGTCCACCTGCTGGAGATACTTTTCAACAAGATTGATTGCCATATTCTAAAACCTCTCAATAAGTTCCTGAGGGCTTGAAAAACTGTGCTCCATCGGGTTCTTTGAGCTGCGACATGCTGCCATGCGGTGCACCGGTAGAAACTACGGCCACAGCGCCGGGCTGGTTCTTCTGCGACTTTGCAAAGATGCTCCACAGAGATTCCGTTTTTTCTTTGAACTCTTCCGGGTCGCTGCTGCCGATCAGCTCCACAAGCTTGGGGTCAATGCCATTTTCCTTGCAGTAGCGTTCACATTCAAAGGCGTTGCGCTCGTCCTGCAGCTTCTGGCGGTCGGCTTCCAGCTGGGCCTTTTCGGTGTCCAGCTCGGCGGCGGAATTGTCGGTAGCGCCCGAAGTCTGGCCCTTCGCCCTCTCACGTGCCAGACGATCCTTAACGATGGAGTTTACTTCTTCCTGGGTGAACATCTTCCCGGCGGTGCCGTTTCCCTCCGGCGGAGTGTTTGCCTGCTGGGTGGTGTTCGGGGTGTTGTTGTCGGTCATGGTGATTTCCTTTCCCGGCCTGATGCCTGCGGCCGTTACAGTGATGCCCCTGCCAATGCAGGGAAAATAGACACAGGGAACCGCTCGAAGCGTTTTCCCTTGGAGCACCTCCGCAAATGCGGAGAATATAAACAAAAAAGAGCGCAAAGAAAAGCGTGCTTGCTTTTCCCTGCGCTCTACAGCTAACCGGTCAGCCCGGCGGTACTCTATGCCTTACAGCTTATTATACCACATCCACCGGGGGATGGTCAACTGTTTTACTTGGTGTTATGCGGTTTTTCCGGTTTTGTAACCGTCAAAAACACGGCAGAAACCCCGGCTTTCTTCGCGCTTTCATGTACTCTTGCCGCCGGATACATCGCGCGCAGGGCGTCCAGCGTGGCCTGTGCGGCGTTTTCCTGCTCTGGGGTGTAAGTTATCTTTACCTTCACTGCTGGCCCTCCTGCGACTTCCTGCGCTCCTGTCGGCTGTACAGGCGGGATGCATACAGCAGGATGCCGCGCACGGCTTTCGGGTCGTCCAACAGCTCCAGCAGGGTGATGCAGGATTCCCGCAGGCGCTGCACCTCTTTGTCTGTCTGCTGACCGGCCTTTGCCTTCTCGCGGTTGATGTCCGCGCCGTTCATGGTCATGATGGTGTCGATCTGGTCGGGGGTCAACCCCATTGCTCGCAAGTCATTCCTCTTCATTGTCGGTTCCTTTCTTTGCCCATTCAAAAATATGCCGGACTTCCACGGCTCTGCCGATGATCTTTGCGCCGGGCAGCTCGTCGAAGCGAATAACATGCTCCTGCCGGGTGCGCGGCGCGTCTGCCAGCAGTTCACCGTTGCAGATCTGGCGAAGCAGCAGCACGGCACTGTCCGTCTGCACGGCCACGATCTGGCCGTTCTCTGCATGGTCGCAGGCGGTAAAGGCCACGATATCCCCGGCGCGGATGCCGGCGCATTCCATGCTATTATCATCCATGATAAAGCAGAAATCCGGGTTCAGGTATGCCAGCGCGCTGGCGGTCTGGTGGTTGCTCATGCCGATGCACCTTCTTTCTCAATCAGGCGTTTGGCGTACACCCACACAAGCCGCAGTTTCCGATAGTCGGCCTTATCCAGTAGAGCAGAGATCGCGTTGATGTAATCTTGCCTTGTCATGCCTTTGCGCTCCTTTCCAGCTGTGCACTCTTTGCGGCCAGCTCTGCCGCGATCTCATGCAGGCGGGCCGCGTCGGCTTTCGACTTGGTAACGGCTTCTGCAAAATCAGGCACCGGCGGCAGATTGGGCAGCGGGTTCACAAACTTGCCAGCCGGGGCGCAGTTACGGTCTACAGGGTCAGGGGCGGCGCTCTTGTGCTGGGTGCCAGCCTGCTGCACTGCCATACCCCAAAGGGTGGCCGTGTCAACGTTGGCAGTCAGGCGCTCGCCCTTGTGGACAGCGCCCACGGTAAAGCCCTGCCGGGCATACTGCTGACAAATCCAGCTTGCAGGGGACTGGCCCAGACGTTCCAGCGCGGACACGCGCCCGCCATCCAGCACGCAAAGCTCGTGGTGTACGGCGCGGGGCTTCGGCTCCCGCTGGTCGATGTACTCCACATCGAAGGTGTGCAAGGTGATACGCTTTTCAAGTTTCAGCATTGAAATATCCTCCATGTTCTGTTAAACTAGGGGGCGTGAATGGTGGGTACCATATTCACACCCTTTTGCCGCTCTCCGGTCGCTACACTGGAAAGCGGCTTTCTTTTTTTGTTACTGCGGAAAGATACGTGCGGCCTTTCTTCCAGAGAAAAAACAGGCGGCAAGGTAGTGTAGTAATTGGAATGGGGGGCTTTCTAACCCCCATTCCCAATTACACTACCTATCACTATCTTTTTTGCTATATATAATACTGTTTTTTTCCCCCCTAAATGCAGATTTTGCAGTTATAGCGGAAATCCTGTTTTTTTCCGCCCTTTCTTCCGGCCTGCTTCACTCCTGCGGGGCCACAGTATGGGCGCGCCTGATCTGGCCGGTTTTGGTGTCACGTTCAAAGTCTGGGTGCTCGTCAACCATGTATCGGATGGTTTTATTCGTCACATCCAGATATTCGGCAACGCTGCTTGTGGTGACTTCCACGCCCTGTGCGGCCAGCACGTCTATTGCGGCTTCCAGACGGTGGCGGCGCTCCTTCAACTTCTGCTCCTTGGGCTTGCGGGCATTCATTGCGCGCTGGTAGGAAGGGAGCTGGGAGTGCGGCGCAATGTTGTCCGCCTGGTCGAATCGTTCCATAACGTGGATGGGGTAGTTAAACCACACGTCCACCGGCTCAAAGCTGGGAAACTCCCGCAATGTGCCCTCGATGCGCCACGCCGTCACGCCTGCCCGCTGCCGTTCTGGTGGGAGTTCCAGTTCGATGATATCAAGCAGCGCGTCAACGTCGCGGGCAAACACACCGCTACCGCTGGCCCTGTCCATGCTGTTCTTCCATCCTTGGTCGCCTTTGCTGTGATGGTGGCAGTAAATGACGGCCGCACCGTTTACTGCTGAAATCCGGTCAAGACCGTTGCAGAACTGCACCATGTCAAAAACATTGTTTTCCCTGCCAGCATTGAGTTTATAGAACGGGTCAATGATGATCACATCATACTGTTCCCGGCGGGCGCGGCTGCAGCAGATGTCAACGAAGTGCGGCCAGTTGATGCAGTATCCGCGCAGGTTCCAAAGGTCGATGTTTGGCAGCATAGCCTGTACGGCTTCCTCTGGCAGTTCCAGCGCCTTGCTGACGTCATGGAACCGGTGTTTTGCTGATACAGGGTCAACTTCCAGATTGACGTACAGGACTTTTCCACGTCTGCATTCAAAACGGTTCATCCATGGTGTACCGCTTGCAATGCACACGGCCAGCTCGATAAGGGCGAAGCTCTTGCCTGCCTTGCTGGGGCCTGCCAGCAGCATCTTGTGGCCCTTGCGCAGTACGCCCTCGATCATGGCCGGGCTTTGCTCCGGCACGCCATGACCACACGCCGTCTGCAGGTTCTCCACGGGCGGCAAGCCGTCATCTTCAATTTCGCAGTCTTCCATGAAGTCGAAGTGGTCCGGCGGCTCTGGCGGCTCCCCGTAGGGATCCCAGAAATCTACCATCATGCAGCCCCCTTTCCACCTTTGGGCGCGTCCTCAAAGAAGAACGTGCCGATCTGGTCGGTGGGGATGCCCAGCACCTTGGCAACGGCGGCGATCTCGTCGCCCTTCCACGGCAAACGGCCGGTCATGCGGGCAGTCAAGGTGCTTTCGGCCATGTTGGCACGCTTGGCTACTTCGCCCTGCTTCATTTCCAGTTCTGCGAACCGGACGCGGAGTTTGTGAAATGGTTGATACATGGTTTAGTCCTCCTCTTCGATGATCTCGGTCACATCCACGCCCAGGGCGGCAGCGATACGGCCAGCGGTGGCAGGCATGACTGGCTTGCCCTTGTTGATGTTTAAGGTGGTCTGGCTAGACACAACGGAATTGTCCCGCAGGTCGCGCTGGTTCCACTGCTTGCGTGCAAGGGCAATGTTCAACTTGCTTTTGGAAATCTTCATGGTTATCACCTCGCTTTAGACCAAAACTGGTCTGCACTGTGAATTATAGCAGACCTCAATTGGTCTGTCAATAGTAAAAATAGATTCTTTTTGGTCTGGACTTTTTGCCAAAGTCCTGATATAGTAAAAGAGAGGTGATTTTATGACCATTGGCGAAAAAATAAAAAAAGCTCGCACAGATGCAAAAATGACGCAGAAAGAGCTGGCTGAAAAATGTGGGATGGCCGATTCAGCAATCAGAAAGTATGAGTCTGGAAAAGTCACCCCAAAGCTGGACACCATTGCAAAAATTGCGCGCGCAATGGGTCTGTATGCTGGTGATCTGGTGGACGCAGGGCAATGGGGACAGGTGCAGCCGGGTGAAGATAGTGAAACGGCCAGCGCTGCAGAATCCCAGCTTATCTACCACTTTCGCACGCTGAACGACAACGGCCAGACCGTGGCGGTGGAGCGTGTGCAGGAGCTGACCCAGATACCCGCCTACCAGCGCCGGGCAGACACCGCCCAGGACGTTCCCGGCGGTGCAGACGATAAAGAACCCGCCGAAAAATAAAACGCCCACACTAGCCTTGTAGCCGATGTGGGCGCATGGTGGATGATATGGGACATACAGCCTATACAGAGCAGGATATAATAGAAATGCAGCAGGTTCTTCTGGAAACTCCGATAGACCCAGCATATGATGATATCTGTAACTCATTTTACGATGGGTGGGATAGAGCAGTTCACCGTCAGATGTATGTTCGTGACTGCTACAATATTCTGAAAGAACTTGGCCGTCTCCCTCCGGAGACAAAATGCACAAAAAGATAGCAGGTGAACCCATGGAAGAACTTTATAGCCAGCTGGCCGCGCTGGCCCGCCGATACGGCGCAAAGCGGCTCGTGCTGTTCGGTTCCCGTGCCAGAGGGGATAACCGATACAACAGCGACATAGATCTGGCCGTGTACGGGATGCCAGAGGGCAGCCGGTCGAATTTCTGGATGGACTGCGAAGACTTGCCCACCCTGTTAAAATTCGATATCGTGCACATCACGGACGGCATGAACCCCGCATTTCTGGCAAATATCGAAAAGGACGGTGTAACCCTCTATGCTGCAAAAGATTGAAAACTATAACAGCGCTCTGGCTCAGCTGGAACAGGCGGTAGCCATTTACCAGAAGAGCCAGCAGGATGCACTTTACCGTGATGGACTAATTCAGCGGTTCGAGTTCACGGTGGAGCTGTCGTGGAAGTCCCTGAAAGAGTATCTCGAAGATCAGGGCTTTGTACTGGCTGCATCGTCCCCGCGTGCAGTGCTGAAAGATGCTTATGCCGCCGGGGTGATTCAGGACGCGGAGCGCTGGAACCGGATCCTGACGGCCCGGAACATCACCTCCCACGTCTACGATGAAAAGACCGCTGACGGCGTGGCCGCGCAGATCTGCAACGACTTCCTGCCGGTGCTGCAGGCGCTGGGCCGGTTCTACCGCGATGAGTAAGCGCACCAACACGGCCCAGTGGGAAGAAAAATACCAGCGCTGGCGCATTGCCGTGCAGAAAGACGGCGTGCGCAAACAGTTCTACAGCAGCACCCCGGGCCGCACTGGGCAGCGGGAAGCCAATGCAAAGGCTGACCGCTGGTTAGATGATGGCATTGGGGTCAAGGCCCGCCGGGTCGATGATCTGTATCAAGAGTGGTATGCTACGGTGGTAAAGACCACGGGCACCGGCAACCAGCGGAACGTTGAAAGCCGCTGGCGCACCCGGATACTGCCCGCGATCGGCAGGAAGCGTATTACCAGCCTGACAGAGCAAGACCTGCAGGACGTGGTAAACGATGCCTACAGCGACGGCCTTGCAAAGAAGTCCCTGCAATCCCTTTGCGCGGATATGCGGGCATTCTGCAAATGGTGCCGTGCAAAGAAGCTGACCACCTTCCACCCCGAAGGGCTGCACGTGCCCGCCGGTGCCCGTCCAAAGGGCAAGAAGGTGTTGCAGCCGGATGCCCTGATAACGCTGTTCCGCGTGGACACGACCCTGTACAGGGGCAAGCGGGTGCATGATGATTTTATCCATGCCTACCGCTTTCAGGTGCTCACGGGCCTGCGCCCGGGTGAACTGGTGGGCCTGCGCTGGGCCGATGTCAAGGGCGGCACAGTGTTCATCTCCCGCGCCGTGAACGTGCTGGGCGAACAGACCCGCGGCAAGAACGACAACGCCGTGCGGGCCTTTGTGCTGTCCGATCTGGCACGCGCCGTGCTGGAACAGCAGCGGGCCGTCACTGGGGCCAGTGAGAGCGTGTTCTGCCTGAAAAGCGAAGCCTATTACTATAAGCGCTGGCAGGTCTATTGCCGGGTGAATGAGATCCCGCCGGTGTCTGCCTACGAGATGCGGCACACCTTTGTCAGCGTGGCAAAGAAGCTGCCCGCCGGTGAGGTCAAAGACCTTGTAGGCCACAGCGAGGACATGGACACATTCGGCGTGTACGGCCACGCTCTGACCGGTGAGGACACAGAGACCGCGCAGGCCGTCAACGGCATGTTTTTGAAGCTGCTGCACGCCGGAAAATAACACACATTTTAACACACTTTTGCTTTTGTGGGTGTGTGGGCTGTGCAGGATGGTACAAGAAAAAGACAGCTAAACGTGCAGATTTTAGTGTAAAAATCTCCATTTTTCAGTGATGCAATGCCGGTGGCTCGTTCAACTCCTGTCACCAGCTCCAAAAAGCCGCTCAGGAACGTTGATTTCTGGGCGGCTTTTGCTTTTGTGTTTTTGCTTTCGGCACAAAAATCCAAAAATTCCGCAAAAGATGTTGACAAACTACCATCCGGGTGGTAATATATACAGGCAATCCATGGACTGCAAAAACTGAATATGGGCGTGTTCCCGAG